AAGCCAAAGAAACCAAATAATAGTGGCATGGTTGCCGCGTTGATGGGCACAACCAACGGGAAACCCAAGAAGAAGGGCGGCTATGCAGGATAATTCATACCAGTCTGAAGAAGGCACCCTGGTCACGCCAGAGGATGCGGGTAAAGGCGCACCCGGCGTTGTTGCGCGGTGGATTGCAGAGTTAGACCTGAGCGATAAGGTTGAAGCAAATTGGCGATCTCGCGCAAAGGACGTGGCTGCTCGATACCGCGACGAGAAGTCCAAGTCGTCTCAGGGCGGGCGCTATGGCGGCGCAAACCGATACAACATCCTGTATTCCAACATCCAGACGATCTGTCCGGCGTTATACAACCAGTCTCCCAAGCCTGACGTGCGTCGGCGCTACCGTGACGCTGACCCGGTCGGTAAAGTAATCTCCGACGTTCTGGAACGCGCGTTGTCTTACACGATGGACGAGTGCAACTTCGATCGCTACATGAGAATGGCTGTCAAAGACCAGCAACTATGCGGTCGCGGCGTCACACGGGTACGCTATGACCCGGTGTTCGCAGAGGAGCCTGACGACGAAGGCGGAATGTACGACGACTTAAAGGGCGAAGAGGTCAAGTTTGAGCATATCAACTGGGCTGACTTTCGCCATGGCCCAGGTCGCATCTGGGAGGAGGTCGAGTGGATCGCCTTTCGGCATTTGATGACCCGCGACGACCTGCGGTCCAAATTCGGTGAGAAGATTGGCGACGAGGTTACGCTGGATTACTCACCAATCGGCATGGAAGACAAAGACGGCGACGCTGTAGCCGATACGTTTAAACGCGCTACGGTCTGGGAGATATGGTCACACCGCGACAAGGAAGTGATATTCATATCCAAAAGTCTGAAAGAGCGGCCCCTGAAGGTCGATCCAGACCCGTTGCAATTAAGCAACTTCTTTCCGACGCCGCGTCCCATCTACGCGACTGAGAACACTGACAGCCTTGTCCCCGTCGAGCCATTCCGGTTCTACAAGGACCAAGCCGACGAACTAGACAACATCACGCGTCGGATTAGCGGGATCATAGCAGCCTGTAAGGTGCGTGGCATTTACGACAGCACCATCACAGAGATGTCGAACCTGATGGATGCCGGTGAAAACATGATGATCCCGGCGCAGGATGTGTTGCCTCTGATGCAGTCTGGCGGCCTTGGGAACGCCATCTGGATGTGGCCGATTGAACGGATTGCGGGCGTCCTGGGAGACCTATACAACCAGAGAGAGCAAATAAAGAAGACAATCTATGAAATAACCGGCATTGCCGACATTATGAGAGGTTCGTCGTCATCGTCGGAGACTTTAGGCGCACAGCAACTCAAAGTGCAATTTGGCACGATGCGCCTGGACGACATGAGCCGCGACGTCCAACGCTATGCCCGTGATCTGATCCGCATAGCGGCAGAGATCATCTCAGAGCAATTCCAACCCGACAGCATCGCCATGATGACCGACGTTAAACTGCCAAGCCAAGAAGAGAAGATGCAGGCGCAACAGCAAGCTCAGATGATGGCGCAGCAGCAGCAACCCATTCCAGGGATGTTGCAGGAAGTTCTAGACAAACCCACCTGGGAAGAATGTTTGCAAGTATTACGCGACGACAAGCAACGCTCTTACCGTGTCGATATTGAAACTGACGCGACTGTCTCTGGTAATCAGGCGGCTGACCAAGAGGCTATGACGGGATTACTCCAGGGTGTTTCCACTTTCATTGGCAATGCTGGCCCGGCGGTTGCTGCTGGTTATCTGCCGCTGGAAGCTGCAAAGTCGATGTTAATATCAGCAGTGCGTCGATTTAAGATGGGCCGTGAAGTCGAAGATGCTCTGGATATGATCGGCGAAGATCAACAGGGCGGCGGAGATGAGGCGGCGCAACAACAGCAACAGGCCGCGCAACAGGCTGAACAGCAAGCAGCCCAACAAGAGCAAGCTGCTGCCGCACAAGAAGCGCAGATGAAAATGCAGATGGACCAGCAGAACGCTGCCCTTAAAGCACAAGAGGTGCAGCAGAAGGCGCAGCTTGAGCAAGCCAAGATGGAACTGGAATCGTCTTCCAAGCAAGCCGACATGATGATGGCTGAGAAGGAAATTGCGTTAAAAGAACGTGAAATGTCTCTCAAAGAGTACGAAGCACAAAAGCCTGAAGCAGACCCAGGCATGAAGATACAGGCCGACATGCAGATGGCGCGTGACCGTATGGAGTTTGACGCGAGTGAAGCCGACAAACAGCGTCAGGTCGATCTTGCAAAGACCATCATGGCTGAATTTAGTGGCCCAGAAGGCAGTTTGACTGACCCAGAACAGGCTCTGAACCGCGCATCGGAGATAATGTCGCGTATTAATGAGGTGATAGCTGCCACACGCATGGTTGGCGGTGATGTTCCTCTGTCTGAGACCACAATCATGGTCGCTGAAGGCGAAGGCGAAGAACCAACAGTGCTGATGTAGGTGCAAAGATGAACGGTTACAAAGACAACTACAGCAAGATCGAATGGTCACACAGACCCGTTAAAACGGAGAAACGGGTGTATTTGGAGTCCAAACGGTCTCATTTATCCTCGCCAATGGTTTCTGGCGACTATGAGACCTACGCTTGCCCAATAACCGGACGTCAAATCGAAGGTAAGGCAGCGCACAACGCCAACTTGCTCAAGCATGACTGCCGAATTCAAGAAAAGGGTGAATTCGAGGACGTTAAGAAGAACGGCCAGAACAGAATCAACGCTGAGATGGATAAAGCCATCGATAAGTCAGTTGACGCCATCGCAAGCCAGATCGACTTTTAAAAGGGAAAAGATATGTCGGAAACCACAGAAGACGTTGTAGAAACACAGTCCATGGATGATTTTATGGGCGAACAGTTTGACGTTCTGGAAGCGGATTCATCTGAAGAATCTGCACCCGTCATAGAAAAACAAAGTGCTTCGGAAGAAGCGCACACAGATGACGTTGTTGACGAAGCAACAGATAGCGACATAGAGAGCGAAGGTTCTGAACCTGATAATCAGACCATCACAGCCCCGCAATCTATGTCGGTGAAAGACCGCGAAGCCTTCTACACCTTACCGCCTGAAAGTCAGCAATGGATTTCAGATCGCGTTAAGAGCCAAGAGGCAGATTATACGCGGAAAACTATGGAAGTCGCAGAACAAAGGAAAATGTACGATAAGTTGGAACAGGCCATTGCGCCTCGCCGACAGCAATTTGCAATGAGTGGAATGGACGACAGCACCGCAATCGGTCAGCTTCTAGCCCTTTCCGACTATGCAGAAAGCGATCCGGTGGGTTTCTCGCGCTACCTGTTAAATCAGCGTGGAATTCCTATTTCTGCATTAACTGAACCCGGCGTGGAAAACCACGTCGATCCTCAAATGCTTGCCATGCAGAACCGTCTGCAAGGCTTCGAGAATCATTTCTCACAACAGCAAGCGCAACAAGAGCAACAAGAAGGGGCCGTCGTTTCGGGAGTTATAGATGGATTTGCATCTGACAATCCATTCTATAGCGAACTTGAATCCGAAATGATCCCGATTGTCTCAGCGTTGCGTGAAAGCAAACCCGGTCTAACCAGCGAACAGTATCTAGCCACAGCTTATAAAATGGCGGTAGCAGCCAATGACGAAGTTGCGGCCAAGATAAATGTTGATGTTAAGGCTAAATCTGAAGCTGAACGCATTTCCAAAGCCAAAAAGCAGTCATCGGCTGCTAAACGGGCGGGCGGAACGCGAGTTAGTTCAACTGGCGTGCTGCCAGCGGGTGCTGCTAAAGCTAAAAGTGTGGATGATTTTATCGGAGCTTTAGTTGACGACCGCATGACAGCCTAGACTTGAAAGGTCTGAATCATGGGCGCAAATAGCTCGTTTACCGAAATTGCGGCGCTAACGTACCGCCATTTCAAAAACACGTATCTGGAAGATAACGTGTCGAACCACACGGCTCTGCATCAACGGCTGACAGAAAAAGATCGCATTGATCTTATCTCTGGCGGTTGGGAAATTCAGGTGCCTCTGGATTATGCTGAGAACGGCACATACCAACGCTACAGCGGCTACGATACGCTGGATATTGCGCAGTCGGAAGTCTTTACCGCTGCCAATTTTGCCTGGAAACAGGTCGCCATCAACGTCGTAGCGTCTGGCCTCGAAGTTCGCCAGAACAGCGGCAAAGAAGGCGTAATCAAACTTGTGAAAAACAAGTTGAAGAATGCGATGCGGACAGCGGGAAATAACTTCTCGACTGACATCTACAGCGACGGCACGGCTGCTAACCAGATCAATGGTCTGCAAGCTCTTGTGTCGGATGCTGGTACGGGTACAGTTGGTGGAATCAATTCCAGCACTTACACGTTCTGGAAGAGCATCCTTCAGTCTGCGGCCTCACCGCTGCAAGGCGGAGCCGGTATCACGCCAAGCGCCACAACCATTGAGAGCTTGATGCTCCCATTGTGGTTGGCTCTGACGCGTAATAACGACATGCCTGACCTGATTGTCATGGACGACACCTACTTCACGTTCTTCGACAATAGCCAGACAAGCATCCAACGCTATACCAACACCACGGACCTGAAAACCGGCAGTACTTCGATTAAGTACAAAGGCGCGGATGTGGTGTATGATAGTTCGGCTGCTGGTATGCCGGACGCTCATGCGTATTTCTTGAACACCGACTATATCGGTATTTGCGCCCATCGTGACGCAAACTGGACGGAAGTCCCCGAAAAGTCTTCGGTTAACCAGGACGCGCAGGTTTTGCCGATCATTTGGCAGGGCAACATGACCGTTTCCAACCGTTCACTTCAGGGCGTAATGAAAGCCTAGATCAACTCTGAAAGGAGAGTAAAATGTCAGACTACCAGATTACGAACTCGATTGTGGGGGCGCAGAACATTGCGGATACTTCCACAACTCAAAACCAACCGCTTGGGACGATTGTCAACGCTGTTGACCGCGCTTCCACAGCGTATGGTGCGGGTGAGTTCGTCTACCTCAAAGGCGTCGCATCGACGGTTTTGGGTTCTTTTGTAACGTACAACGCCGATGACAACTCGACTGCACTTTTGGCTGCGAACGCCATTGGTCCAGTTGCCTGCGCTATGTCGATTAATGTTGCCAGTTCATATGGCTGGTATCAGATTTCTGGCAAAGCGGTTGGCAAAGCCAAAGCCAGCTATGCTGACAATGGCCTTGTATATGCGACTTCCACGGCTGGCAGCATCGATGATGCCGTCGTCGCTGGTGATCGTGTGAAACTGGCGTTGGGTGCATCTGCTGTGGACACACCGTCCAGCGGCCTTGCTGAGTTTGAGATTCAGCGGCCATTCATGGACGATGGAACTGCGGCTTAATTATGGACGGGGGCGCTCTTCGGAGGGCGTCCCCATCTTTAAGCAAAAAGGGAGAGTTTTATGGTTGAGATGTTGCAGGAAGAACGACACGGGTTTTATGTTGAGTTTGAATTACGGCCAGAGGAAGATCGGGAAGCATCGATCGATCAGGGAATGCCGGTTTTTAAAGATGTTGAATTTGCTATGATTACGATGCCTGGCGGCGGATTAGTCGTCGATAAGCCAATTAATGAGGCGCTGCTGTACGAATGGAAGAATGGCGACAATCGAAGGAAACCGCCGTCGCCGTTTGCTTACCGAGCATATGAGGCCTGGAAGGAAGGCCGCGAGGCTCCTGTAAACGGCACAGATTTGAAAAACTGGCCTGGCGTGACTCCGGCACAGTTAAAGACCTGTCAGAATGCGACAGTCAGAACAATTGAGGATTTAGCCGCGGCTAACGCCGATACGATACGCAAGCTGGGAATGGGCGGCGTAGCGATGATGGAAAAGGCGAAAGCATACTTGGCGTCTGCGAATCAGAACAAGACTTCGGAGGAAGTTTCTGCTCTAATGGTTAAACTTGAGGCTCTATCTGATACAGTTAAGCGGAAAGACGAACAGATTTCCGATTTGTTGGAGCGTTTAGATGATTCTACAAAAAAGCGTGGGCGACCCCGAAAAGAGGACTAAATGACACTTTTAACCATCGTCCAGAATTCGTGTGATATAATCGGCCTGACGCGGCCATCGGTTGTAATTGCATCTCAAGACCAGAATGTGAGGACATTACTGGCGTTGGCGCAGGTAGAGGGACGAGAGCTTCTCGACCGCTATTCCTGGCCCGCCACTCAGATTGAAAAGACGCACACGAGTTTGGCGGCGGAGTTGCAAGGCGTTATGACAACGCTTGCGCCGGGGTTTTCCTACATCACTTCCGGCACGTTCTGGGACCGGACCCTGACGCAGCCATTGACGGGGCCACTATCTCCTATCGAATGGCAAGCCTTAAAGGCCCGTACAGCGACAGGACCATACCCCAGCTACAGATTGTTCGGGGGTAAGCTCTACGCCTACCCAGCGCCATCTGCGGGGAATACATGGGTGTTTGAATATCAATCGACATATTTCTGTCAATCCAGCGCCGGAGCAAATCAATCGGCATGGGCCGTCGATACAGATGTTGGCGTGCTAGATGAAAACCTGATGGAATTAGGGATTATCTGGCGGTTCAAAAAGAAGAACGGTCTGGATTATTCTGAAGACTTTAGGTCTTATGAGCAGAAACTAGCTAACGAAACTTCACGCGCTGGCGGACGGCGGGTGTTAGATATGTCCGGGATGGGTTCTGCGCCACGCGGCGTCTATGTTCCTGAAGGTAGTTGGGCTTAAAAAGGAATATTCGATATGATGGATAAGCAGATCAGCGAAGAAGACATCATGAGATTGATGGAGAGCGAAGAAGGCCAAGCTATTTTACAGGAAATAATGGCATCGGAAGGCTCTGGCGAAGCTGTTGGTGGTGAACCAATGCATATGATGCCTGATGGCTCTATGATGGCGGGGACCACTCATGCGGATCGATCTGGTGCGGAATTGACTGATAATATTTTTAACCAATCGCCAGATGCAGTGAATGTACTGGAAGACCCTAGCAAGGTGCCAATGGTGACGGAAACTGGCGTTGTTGATCCAATGGCGTCGGAGTCACTCGAAAAAAGAAGGATGATTGAGGAATTGCTGCGTGCAGGGGCGCTCAGATAAACATCCGATGATAACGGGATACTAACATGCTCCAACCTCTCACCGACAACTCCAGGAAGTCCAAAGTATCGCAAAGCGCGAGTATTCCTGCGCCTGTCAGGGGTTGGAATGCGCGGGATTCATTGGCGAATATGGCCGAAGATTTCGCTGTTGAGCTTGAGAATGTGTTTCCCAACCTGACAAGCTGCGACCTCAGATCAGGCTTTGCCTCGCATTCCACCGGGAACGGCACTGGCGCGGTCGAGACTTTAGTCGAATATGCGGGACCATCGACACGCAAACTTCTAGCTGCCGCTGGCTCTGTGATTTATGACGCCTCTGCTGCCGGTGGCTCCACGTCGATTGCTACGGGCAAATCAAACGCACGCTGGCAAACAACGATGTTTGGCACGGCTGGGGGCAACTTTCTCTATATGGTCAACGGCCAAGATGCGCCTATTTATTACAATGGGAGCGCCTTTGTAACGCCAACCTTGGGAAGTGTGACAGCCGCCAATATTGTGAATGTCGCAACCCACCATCGACGCCTGTTTTTTGTTTTTAACGATAGCCTGATATTCGGTTATTTACCTGTTGTTTCCGTGGCTGGCACCGTCGCGACATTTGATATTGGGGGCATCTGCAAAAAGGGCGGATACATTCAAGCGATTGGTAGCTGGACGCGAGATGGCGGGTCTGGCCCTGACGATCTATTCGTCGCAATCACCAGCGAAGGTGAGTGCATAATTTATTCCGGCAACGATCCTTCCAGTGCTACAGCGTGGAGTCTAGTCGGTGTCTTCAGTATCGGAAAGCCGATTGGCCGAAGATGTCTGGAAAAGTCTGGCTCTGATCTGACGGTTATAACACAGGACGGCGCTATATCCCTGGCGACGTTCCTGCCAATCGACCAGTTGGCTGGGTATAGCCAGGCGATGTCTACAAACATTCAGAATGAATTTCTTGCGTCCACAAGAGCCTATTCCACTATCTTCGGGTGGCAATCTATCCATTATCCGCAGGGGTCTTACTCGCTATTTAACATTCCAAAGACCGCTTTGCTGGCAGATCAATATGTCATCAATACGCAGACCGGGGCGTGGTGTAAGTTCACGGGGCAGAACGCGGCGTGCTGGTCGTTATTTAATGGTGACCTATATTTTGGCGCACAAAATGGCGGCATTGTGTTCAAGGCCGACACCGGCCAGAGCGATAACGATGTAGACATAGATTGGAAAATCAGACCGGCTTTCTCATATTACGGATCGCGAGGAAACCAAAAGCTGTTCAATTTGTGCCGTCCCAATTTTACAACAAATGGCGCTCCTGCATTTGCCAT